ACTTCAGAATTATTTCAGAACGAAAGGTGTTTTACCTACGATGAAATTTTTGAACCCTTCTTTCCCTCAACCTCGGCCAATTATAATTGGTCTCGTAGTGGTTGTGGTGCTCTTGGTGAGCTCTTTAGTAGGGGATTCCTTGGGGAAGGAGTCTCTGGCATCGAGTTTGCATCTCGGACTTGTTCAGTGTTCGGGAAAGTAGCTCCGCATTTTGGGGAACTCGGAAGATCCGAGCAACGTTTATATGCTTGTGAATCTATGTTAGGCTACGAACAGGCCGAAACTGAGGTTTGCGTAATGGTCGATCCGACCGACCTAAAGGAGAAATGGAGTGAGGTTTACACGAAGGTTTGGAATGCTTCCCAATTTGAATTGCCGTATGTTGCGGCAGTTGGGTTAGCAGAACCTTTGAAAGTAAGGGTCATAAGTAAGGGCCCACCACTCCTATACACAGCTTTAAAACCATTCCAAAAATGGCTTTGGGGTGTCTTGAAGAAACATCCAGTGTTTCAATTGATCGGCCGTCCTGTGACGGAAGACGATGTGAACCGTGTTTTATTTGGGATGCCTCAGGATCATGAGGTGGTCTCCGGCGATTATGTTTCAAGTACCAATCGGTTACATTCTTGGGTTAGCGAAGCTATCCTTGATGAGTTGATGATTTGTATTGGGGAAAGTGTCCAAAATTTAGAACTTTTTCCACCAAATTTTATGGTGAACTTAAAGAGCATGTTTTTGAAAGCTCTCACGAAACATATTTTTGTTGTAGAAGAGGGGTGTTCTAGCGAGGAAGTAGGGTTAATTCATAAGGAGATGAAACCTCAGACTGAAGGTCAGCTGATGGGTTCAATCGTTTCCTTCCCATTCCTTTGTATTGCGAACGCCGCTTTGTGTAGATTGGCTATGGAAGAGGCAGATGGAAAAGTGTACCATATTACAGGGAAAAAATGTCCCCTCTTGATTAATGGAGATGATTGTCTCCTCAGAGGAACAAAACGTTTACGTCCTGTTTGGGAAAACTTCTGCTCTCTAGCCGGTCTTTCTTCCAGTGTTGGAAAGACATATTTTAGTACGTCCTTTTGTACAATTAACTCAGAGATCTTTGAGATAGACCGTAGAACCGGATTGTGGTATTCACGTAAATATGTGAACCTCGGTCTTGTGTTTGGTCGCTCTAGAGTTCAAACTAAGGACTATGGTGGTGGGGCTCCAACACAGAGCCTGGGATGTTTGGCCCGTGATTTAAAACGGACATGCCCGAAGGAGCTTTGGCTTAAAGTCAAAAGTCAATTCATCCACCATAATAAG